CAACAATATCAATAAAGCCTGTTGACAGCGGAATTACGGGTGAACCTTGGTAAATCGCGTTAGTGTTTCCAGAGGCGATACGATACTCGGTCGCACCAGTGGTGTTTGCAGCCTGACCGACTACACCAATCGGACGAAGTCCGAAAGCACCGTTACTGTTTGCCATTTTAGCAATCCTCTTTCAATTAATCGGAGTCTCTACGAGATCCCCCGAATGATACACGACTTTGCCGACTATTACTTATCGGCATTGAAGGATGTTGTTCCTTCATAAGGTCCTGATCTACAGCAGTCATCTGTTCGCGGGTTCTGCCCCCGTAATATGCAGTTCTTTCTGCTACTGTTTCAACAGGTATTCGGCACAGCATCAGTCCGCCTTGACCAATCACACCCTCATATCGACCATCGTCGATAACAGGTGCTTCATAGTTTGGATATTCGTCTTTCCGGACAGGTTCCCATCCTTCGCGTAGCTTGGCGTTGACATTCATCTTGTCTTCCTCACCACGCATTGCAACTCGTATCCAACGATGCACAAAGCCCTCTGGGGCATCAGGTGCTGCAAGGTGACTGGGCGGAGCCCATGGTTTTCTGCGCGTTTCTGATTCGCGTGTTTCGCTTGCGCGAGGTTTTCTATCAGCCATTCTATCAATCCTTCACAAATTTTGCATATTCTTCAAGCGGTACATTTAGACGTTTCGCCATCGCTATTTGTGACGGTGATAGTTTAACCGACCTGCGCCCCGTTTTTGCCGTACTGCGAGATGCTGAAGCGCCAGCCGAGGCGACCTGTGCTCCACTCGATTTCTTCGCCTGAAACTTATTCGGAAACTCCGAACGCATTCGACGATCAACTTCAGTATAGTATTCTTCGCTGGCTGGGTCAAACCCCTCTTCTTCAACGAGCTTCCTATGTATTCCAAAAGCAGCATAAGTCATGACTTCGTCAGACCCAAACCAATCGTTTTTCTCCGCCCACGACTGCGCCTTTGGATCAGGCTTTGGAGCGGGAGGAGCAACGGGCTGCTGTACCGGAGCATGCTGTTGTGCAACCGGAACTTGCTCAGACCGCTGCTTGGCAATCCGCAAACGTTCTTGCTCAATAGACATCTTTGATAACGCTTCCTGCGCCTCAAACATCTTGTCCGTATCACCAGCGTCATAGGCTTCTTTGTACAACCGCTTCGCTGTTTCTACCTGAGCATCTATTCGAGTGCCGTACTCAGACAAATAACCCTTGTCTAAGTTTTGAACCCGGCTTTTTAAACTCTCATTCTCCTGCAACAACTGCTGCGCTAAACGAACAGCCTCTTCACGGTCCCGTTCTTCCTTGCGATATCTCTCGGTTAACTTTTTTATCCGAGCCTGAACCTTGTTACTGTAACTATCTAGCTCATCATCGCCAGATTCCGCAGCAGGCTCTTGCGCTTCCGGTTCTTCAACAACCTCTTGACCCGTCGGTTCTTCCGTTGCCTCAACCTCTATTTCTACACCCTCGTCTTCGAGGACTTCTTGTTCTTCCGCCATCAGTTTCTCCTAAACCTGCTTAATATCGTCGGGCTCTAAGATCGTAGCAATAACCTCATCGTCGTTGATTATACGAACTTCGCCCCCATCGATCTTAAATCTCGACCCCGAGTATCGACCGATACAAACCCATTGTCCCTCCGCACACCAAGGTGCAGCGTCTGGGCCAAACTTATCAGGGTCTTTGTAAGCAATAGGACCAACCTTTAAAACATACGCAACAACCGTTGCTACAGCTTCACGATCCCGAACTTCATCCGGTATGTGTAAACCGCCCTGTGTTTTGCTAGCACCTTGATAAGGCATAACTAAAACACGCCAGCCCGTAGGCTGCGGTAGTCTTTCAAGAAGGGGTTTTTCTAAAAGAGAAGGGTCTAAAACCTTCTCGGTGGTATCAATATACGCGCTACCAACGTCAGAAGAAGCAGCGGTGTTCCCTGCTTTCTCTTTGTTAATTTTCTGCGCGACATGATCAGGAAGATATAAGGTCTTCGACATCGTCAGCGTGGTTCTCCAGCAGGGCTTTGATTTCCTCACGAGCGTAGGCAATGCCCCGTACTTCACCCACCATGAGCTTATACTGCTCCCAGTCTTTAGCAGTATCATGTGCGAGAGCATTTGCAATGTCCTGCTCTCGTTCCTTCAGGATCTTATACATATATGTAGCGAAAGCAACAGCGTCCATTAAAGAATGTCCCTCTCCGAACCCTCGGCTATAGATTTAATTGGACCACCCTTCACCCAGTCATTGCAAACATGGTCAGACGAACACATGAATTTGTACATCTGGCAGTAACCCAGATCACCAGAATCATCGCCAATACATTCCAACATGTCTTCCGTTTGATTGTACGCTCCGCAGTTTCCACAAACCTCGGTCAGCTTAAAGCCCCCGTCCATAGAGGGATCTCGGTAGTTTGCTTCTTCTACCGCAACCTCTTTGGCTTCCATGTTTGCTTCAGCATCTTTGGTGGCTATCGGACAGCTTGGACCTCCATCGTCGCCGCCCTGCATTTTATCTACCGGAATACCATCCGGTATAATGCTAATCATAATACTAGGCATTAGTATGTTTTCCCACGGTTAGAATTGTCACGAACATCGCCCGATCGTCCCCCGAGCGAAAACTTTTTAACTAGATTTTTGCCCGAACTTTGTGACCTCATTGGAGGGATCATTCGATTTGGAACAGGGGCTCCAACAGGAAGTTCTTCTGTCCCCAGATTACGAGAGATGTTGCGTTTATACGGCTGTTGTAACAATTTATCACCGCCCATTTTTGATGGGCTCTCGGGGTCTGAAGAAATTTTTGGAGTCTTAGGAGGTTTCTTTTTTGTATCAGTCCTTCCCCCACCAGAAAACTTCTTGGGCTTCTTATCCAACATCTCTTCAAACATCTCAGGGTTTTTGCGAAGAAGTTTTTCCACCTCTTGCGCTACCGCAGTCTGTCCTCCCGCGCCGGGGCTCTTCGAACCGCCCATCGCTTCGTCTCCTGTAGCCCCCTTTAAAAATCGGTCTAGTTGTTCGCGTGTAAAACTTGCCATAATAATCTGTTATCCTTTTTGAAAGTGGGGCATATCGACAAAGGGCGTCCGTTTTTGACTACGCCGAAGGTCTACATAATCGTTGTATGCGTCCAGCATTGTACCATCCCACTCTAGGATGTTGTCAATGTGCCAAGCACCTCCCCATTTAAGCTGCTTAATGCCCATATCCTTAGCCGTTTTTACAATAGCATCGCCAACATCATCATAAAACTTTAACTCCCAACAAACTTTCGGACCCAAAAACACCATGAAATCAAAAGCCATTCCATCCAAATGCTTGCTTTTCATAGTTTTCGAAGCCCCGGAGTCCACAAGGGAACGCTGCTCCTCTATTGTTCTCAACCCGCCAAGGTGGGGAATGCCAAAGTCATACGGCGTATTATGAATGGCAGTGCGAACCAAAGTGTATAACTCTTCATCAATACCTTCGATGCGGTCCAGACTACGCTGGCTTAATTTAAAATTACTCATATCATTTCCTTTTAAAAAAGGCTTGCGCCCCTCTCACACCAAAACTGGCTGAAATTGCAATTCCAAGGCTGTAAAAATACCAGTCGGGAGCTTTCGAAAGCTGCGCAAACCCACGGTCAACCCAACCTTCTGCGCCCGGAATCCAACATAAAATCAAAGGGATAGACAAAATCACCACGAACCATTCGTCCTTCCAACTAGACTTGGCACCTTCTGCCATGATGCGTTCCCAGTCTGCCACACTTGTCTTTTCAGACAACAATATCTGAGCTTTTGCTTTTGCCTCAGTTAGCTTTAGCTCCGCAGCGGCAGCGTTCTTATCAGCCTTGCCCTGTAGCCACGATCCCGCAAGATTGGCTATCGGTCCTAAAAAGGATTGTATCATCACTCACCCTTCATCCATTCAATCATAAGCACCAAAATTAACGCGCACGTTACGGTGCCTAAAAAGGATTGTAAAAATATCTGAGTCACTTTTCGCTACCTAACCAAACAGCAAACGCGCCAGTCATGGCCCCAGAGCAGACGCTGATCATTGCGGATTGCTGCGTTGACAAGTCTTCAAGACTCATTCCCCACTCAATTACGCGAATATACATGATTGTCATAACCAGCATCATAAGACGCGGCATAATCTTCCAAGCCAGTAATTTTTCCATGTCAAACCTCTATGTTTAACTTCGTTCCCTGCGGACGATCCGCATTAGTCTTGCGCCCAAACCTATCATAACTTTCTTGTAAGTCCAATCGTTGCTTTACAAGAGCCTCTAAATGGTTGTGGTTGGCCCTGTGTTCTTTCTCCACACGTTGCTCTACCAAATGCGTTTCTATGCGCTCACGCGTTCTGGTTTGCTCATGTATGTCAGAACCGACATTAAAGGGCATGTGCTGGCTTGCGCCTTGAATACCATCAGCCATTTTACCACCATCCTGCGCCTAAACCAGTCAGCCATGTGCCGCCGACTAAAATAGCCGCCAACATAGAAAACAGTAATATCAACAGAAGAGTTTCAAAGAATGCCGCCTTGCGCTCTTGCTGTCGATACAGAGTTTCCTCCCGCTCCTTTTTTATCTTACGCCGTAGCTCCACCATCTCGCGCCATGTGCCATAGCCAAAACGATTGTTCAGCATTTGCTGCAAGTCTTTTTCCTGCTCTGCCAGCTTCTTTTGATGAATAATAATCTGTAAGGCTTCTTGCTCTACTGATCCAGAAGCAAACAGTTTAGTGAAAATTGGCGGGTTCTTGCGTTGTTGCTCTGCCCTGCCAAGATCCGCAGCAAAACCATACCACTTGCTAAGCTGACCAGCCACATCTTCTAGTTCCCGGCCCGCGTAAACCATTTTACGAACAAGATTAAATGCCTGAGTAGCCCCCGCAATAGCTGTTACCGGATCTATCATACCTTCTCACCCACCTTGGCTACAGGAAGACACCGAAAGTCATACGGTATCCGTATTATTCTCGGGTAATGATAGTAAAAATACGAAACGTCTCTAGGACAACGATACACACACGCCTTGTACATATCGCCGCCATGCATCCCTACCAGCACAGCGGTGAGAGCGCACAACACTAGAACTCTCCAACAAACCTCTGTGGTCGGGCTATCGGACTAAACCGCCTGTTCACCATACCGCCAGAAGAATATTTACTTTTACCCGCTTTGCTTAAAGCAATAGCAACCGCTTGATTTTGCGGTTTTCCAGCAGCCATTTCTGTCTTGATGTTCTGGCTGATAACACCTTTTGATTTGCCTTCTTTAAGAGGCATCAGGTCCTCCGTAACATGGCTTCTCGCTGCACATCGATGCGCTCTTGGTTTACAGCATTGCGATTGTCCGCAACCTCTTCCTGTAAATCCAGTCTAGCCGCATCCGTAACAGCACGTTGCTCCAATCGAGCCCCCTCAAGTTCAAGATTCGCTTGATCCATCGCGGCCTTGTGTTGAGCTTCCATCTGCTTAATCGAAAGCTCCTGCATCCGTATCTTAACCAGCGGATCTTCTTGATCACCCTCTGGTGAATACGAAAGTTTAAGCATTAGATCCTTAATCATCTCTTCTTCAACCTGAGCCACACGAGATTCAATCTGCTCAGGCGTAAACTGCGTAGGACCTTGCTGTTGTAACGCCGCCATCTGCTGCTGGGCAACCATAGGATCTACCGCTCCCGCTTGCGCCATTAACTGCAACTGCTGCATTTGCTGCTGCGGCTGCACACTAATCTGTTCCAATTCTTTATCCACCTGTTCACGAGCCTTAAAGCTAACGTGCTGCAACGTATGGGTAAACAATGCGGACAATACAGGTGGCGCATTCTGCAACATCGGGATCTCCAACAATGCAATATGTGCCGTCAAATGCGCGTCATGATCCTGCTGCGCAAACGCCTGCGGAACCTGCCCACCAATCAACAACCCATTTTCTATCGCAGGATCTTGCGGCTGCGGAGGTGGCGGTGGCGGTGGCAAGATCTCGTCTATATTCTGCACCTCTAATGCTTGATACATCCTTCTATACGCCGCATGAAGGTTGTGCATCTGAGGGTTAGATTGCGCTAGCTGAAGTTGGGTCTGAGCCAGCGTTACCCTCTGAGACATAGAGAAAATGTTCGGATCAGAAACGGGGAGAACGTCGATCCTAGCATCAAAGTCTTGCATCTTAACCTGTTGTGGCGCACCCGCTACTTCGTAAGGGTACATCGGAGGAAGGTTTTCCGCAAAGATACGCGCCAACAAACGGAACTCCGTCTTCTGGGCGTAGTGCATACGTTTGTGAATCGCAGACATAACCTTCATGCCACGCTCCAACATGGCAACCGTAGTCCCCACTGGCGTTTCCTGATTCATGTCCGACATCTGCTGATCAGCTAAAGCAACAAACCTACGTCCGTCGTTAACCAATCCACCCAACAACTGAGCCAATGTCGCAGAAGGCTCTTTGTACGGCAACGGAACAATAGCGTCCCTGATGCTGCCTCCGGGCGCGTCAATGTCCCTAAACTCTCCGGGCTGTAATGGCTCATCAGAGTTGCGTACACGCACTCCACGGGCCTTAAATCCAGCAGGAAGGTTGGCTAACGTCCCAGCGTCTATCAACTGACGCAACAGGCTCGTCGCAGCGCGGCCCAAACCGCCAATCATGTGCACCAAACCAAAGCCGTAGAACCCCAATCCCGGCATAAACTTATAATGCACAAAATACTGGCGCTTGCGCTTCAACGGATCCGTCATGTCGTAGTTACGACGAATCGCTAAAACCTTGCCCGAAGACTCGTCAATCGTAACAACATAAGGAAGACGAATACCCGTGGGCTCGCCAGTCTCAGGATCTAAATCCTCAAACCGCTCCAGATCTAACTCAACGTGCATCTCCAAGATCGTCAGAACATCATCGCTGTAGTTCTTAGATATCCCCTCAAGCTCGTTAACCTTCTGCTTAACAGGGTCCTCTTCCGTATCCGAAGACGTTTGCAAATCTACATCACGATAAACCTGAGCAACCTGCATCTTACGAACGTCATTCTCATCCATTCGCAATACATGCGTAACTCGCGTCGATGTCGCCAAATCAGAAGCAGAATACGGAACAACCAAATCCTGCGCAGGAATAAACTTCGAAACAGCCCGCTGCCGAGTTTGATCAAAATATACCTTCTTAAATGTCGAACCGCTCAAGGGTAAATAAAACAACATCTGATCCATGTCCGGATCATATTCTTCCATAACCTCAGTAATCTGATAGTTCATGAAGTCTTTTACACGGTTAGCCTGCTCTTCTCGCTCCGCGTTCTGCAATCCCAAAACATTTGTGCGAACCGGACCACCCGCTGGCAACAACTCCTTATACGCCTGAGCTTGAAACTGCGTAACACTCTCGCTAATCATCGGATGCGTAATACCACTCGCACCCTCAAACGGAGTCGTGCGCTCCTCAGTCTTCAAACCAAGCAGATCAAGACCCTTAACATACGTCTCTTCCCACTCGTCACGAGAATCCAAATCCTCGTTATACGAAGCCCGCAACTCAGAAGATAACTCCCCCAACGTGCCCTCGTCCAAAACCTCCGCTAAATTAGCGTCAAAAGGTATAGCCTCGTCAGGGATCTCCATCTCCCCCTCACGAATAGCCTGCACAATCGCGCCGCCCTCGCCATCCTCAATAATCTCCGCACCATCCGGAAACTCCATCGGTACATCAATAGGTATCTCTACGTCTGGAAGTCCCGCTGTGTCATCGAGGTCCAACCCCGGCACAACCATGTTAGGTGGTAAAGCCATTA